CAATTTCCATGCTATGGTTCCGGCAAAACACCTCGCGCAATAGCCGAGCATATCGCACAAAGCTGTTCGAAAGCAGAATTCCTAACTTGCGGGGATTTTTCTCGAATGGACGGACACGAATGCGAACCAGGCCGCGCCTTATATACCGCTTTCATGCGGAGATTCTACTCCCAGGAGTACCAAACCGAACTAAACCAAATGCTGGAACAGCAATACGGCCGCAAAGCTGTAGGGCGATTCCGCACAGAGTTCGATGTTGGTCTCTCCAGGTTGAGCGGGTCCCCCGAAACATCGCTAGCAAACACGCTAGTCAACTATTTTATTGGTTTCTTGTCACGTTACAACGAAGATAAGAATGCAGACACAGCATTCGAACAAGCAACCTTTCTTGATAGCTACAATGGCGATGATTCAGTCATGATTGAATTGGAAGAGGAACCTTATAGGAAAGCAGCCAAGATGATGGGACACATAGTCACATCAGATAGGTTTAATAGACATGATCGAGGCGTAAACTATTTAGCCAGGATCTACTCACCACTAGTTTGGGAAGGAGACCCAGCTAGTGTCTTTTCTATACTTAGGGCCCTCAGCAAATTCCATACAAGTACATCACTCACTCAAACTACCGAAACTTTTCTTAATTCGAAATTAATTGAAAAGTGCCGGTCAGCCGCATGCTCAGATGGCGAAACGCCAATAATGCGGGTACTATGCCGTAAAGTTGCAGAGCTGTCACAAGGACAAGAGATCAAATTATCAAATGACACAGCTTACAACGTGCGCGTGCATGGAGTTGATCAACAGTATCCTCAAAATAACACCAACGGTTGGATGGACTACGAGTTCACAATAACAGTTGGTGACAAAGAAACCATGGCAATTGAGAGATACTTTGAGAGTTGTACTAGCCTAACGGAAATAAGGAACATTCCCCCATTGTACTTCCCATCCCCACCCGCCCCGATACCGGAAGGTGCAGGAGTAAACATCAATGGAGAATATTTCGAGAACGATAAAAAGGACAAAAGAGTAAAATTAGCGCCGGAAGTAAAAGCCGCGCGCGAAAAGGGTTTTTCCGTGAATTCCTATGTATCCCCCCGTGGATCCGTATCAGTGAAACCGGAAACGAAGGCCGCCCGCCCAACGGTGCCGCCTAAACAAGTTGTTGTGACCCAGGCCTTGGTCACCGCGACACGAAACACAAAATCACGAGTTCCTAGACTGAATCCTCGCCGTCGCAAGGCGCAGCAACAGAGATCAGCACAGAACTCGAGATCCACCTCACCAACACAGGAAACCACTAAGCAAATCAATGCTGTGACGGGTGAGAAGGAGGGGAAATCCTCACGCAATACTAGCGAAAAGTGGCGCAAGCTACGAAAGTCCCAATAGTACGGGCAAGCGGAGGGACCTGGCCGGTCCCCTACGGCAGGCAGTGGCACCTGCCCCATCTTTTCAACTATTATATAGGTCTTTACCTTATAAACAAAACCCCCTTCCTATTTTAGAAAAGAGAATAGAATATCTTACAATGCCTTCTAAGAAGAAAGTCATTATTTGCGAAACGAAGAAGTCCAAGCCACGCCGCCCCAGACGACGCCAACAGCAACAATCTTGCTGTGCCCCTCGATCCCGCGGCGGTGGCCAATCAATTCTTTCAACTCTTGCTGACCGCAAAGAGTCAAAATTGATGCCTTATCTCGATATGGTTGCCAACCCATGCTCGGCAAAACTTGTGCCCGGGATATACGGCGACGCGGACGGACTTATGATCCGTACGAAACGGACCTACACCGCATCCACGACTGACACGTGTGGCTACATGCTTTGGGACTCCACCTACAATGCAGTGGGCGGAGCTGCCAACAACGCTAACGTTTTTAGCTGGTCTAACGCAGATCCGGACGTGAGCCCCATCAACACCGGGGCCGTACCGTTCGGAATCGGCGCAGCCGCCGGCGCCTCGGCATTCAACCCCTTGAATACCACGGCCCTAGCACTGAAAGACCCGATCAACCAATTCGTCGCATCCGGCATCGTAGCCGATGCCAAGGTTATATCGGCTTGTCTCCAAGCTACATACTTTGGGACAATGCTTGATTCATCTGGCCAAATTGGCTTCATCCAAAACCTCCCCGTACGCAACCTGTTAGAAGGTGGTAACGGCGGAACACCTTGTTCCGTGACTGACCTGTTTAACAACTGCACCAAGACGGAACGACTGGGATTGAAGACCATGGAAGTGATTTCCCGGCCAATGAATGGAACTGAGCTCTTCCACACGCAATACAATGGATCCATGGAGGTTCACGCTGCAGGTTCAACCCCCTCGGTTACAACCTACACCTACACCACCACTCCAACGTGCGTTTGTGGATTTATTTGGCGCTCAACGGATAACCAATCCAGAATTGTCTTTGATATGATCAAGAACTCTGCCTGGCGCCCCAACCCCACGTCCGGTCTCGCTAACCCTATCCCCATCACACTTGGGGACCCAATGCTTCACGAAGTCCACAGACTACTGGACAAGAATGCAAAGGGCTGGGCGAGCCGTACCAAGTCGGACCAAGACTCAAAGCTTTCCGAAGCGCTGACCAACCCCCACCACCCAGGACACAGACGAGCGAAACATTCCTTCTGGAATAGCCTCGTTGGCGCAGCTACTGGGGTGTATAACTATGCCCGCAGCCCGCAAGGCCAACAAATGCTCGCATCCGGCGCCAACTACGTGGCGCGCGAAGTTGAGTCAGCTGAGTACTTGTTACTCGCTCCTTAGATGTAAGAAATAAGAAGAAAAACCAAGAAAAACAAACAAAAACTAACCCTACAAAATTTAGATTAAACCATGAACTAATAATAACAAGCACCATAAAAAGAAAAACGAAATAAAAATTCAGCTTGACGTAGATGATTAGATGTTGAGGCAAGCCAACGCCTTAACCCTCCCTTTAGGATCCGCTTTATAAAATATCCTGGGACGCCGCCCTAACCGG